AATGGCACATCGCTGTTTAAGTTTGGAGAATTAGATAATGTGGTTGATTCGTGTTCGTAAATAAATCCATTTGAATCACCAGCAATAGGATAATCAAACGCACCTTGGTCAATCCAACATCCTCTATCTAAAGAACCTATAGACCAAGTATTTTCTAAATAATTCCAGATTACATATTTATTTGGTCTGTATATACCTTCTCCGCTTGGAAAACCCCACCATATTTCGTTAAAGTTAGAGTTGTGTCCACCCCAACAAGCTTTTCTTCCTGGTACATTTAGTTGGTCATATACATAATCATGCACATCGCATGGTATTTCTCTTACAACACCATCGTAAACAAAGAATGAGTTTTCACCCATCCACGCTAAAAAGTTTCCTGTTTGTACTACTGATCTTCTACTTACTGCTTTACAGTTTGCACCTGCTGCGGTTATACCATAGACAAAAGGTGAGCCTACATAGCTCATTCTATCAATACCAGTATCACTAAAAACTATGACATCGTTTTGATATTTAACTGCTAATAATGCTCTACCGCCTGTTGGTATTTGCACATCACCTGCTGTATTGGTAGCTTTAGATGTCCAAGTGTTTCTATCTTCTCTATCGCTCCATGCTACTCTTCTAGGATCTCCACCAGAACCAATAGCAACTAAGTGCCTTTCATTGGTCACTAGGACAGCCTGACAGCCTGTAGGAGCGTTTGTTACAACTGTACCTATGGTATCAGCTGTTCCGCCTGAAACTGGCCTCCACTTGTATATCTTGCCATCACCAGAAAAACAAAAGATTAAATCCTCACCCCAGTTATCAAAGGAGAAATGACCTGAGTCAAGAGGTAGTCCAGATTGGCTTCTAGCGTCACCATAATCTTCTACGTTATAGTTGTATGCACCGTAACCAAGAGGATCGTTATCAGCATCGTTTACAAAACCAACTGGTGTTATATCAGTCCAGGTATTGTCGTATAAGACATAAACTTTTTGTCTTGTACCAACAGCTAAAACAGATGCACCTAAGTTGTCCTTATAGGCATACATACCTATAGGCTCACCATCAAGTGCTGTAGTTTTTAGTTTTGACCAACCGCCGATCGGCTTAAGATAGCCGTTTTCAAAACGCACGAGATTGCCGTCAACCCAACGACCTTTGTTAGCATAGTCAGTTCCGTTTTTGACTATGCCAGCTGGCGGAGTTACAGGCAATAGTGCCATTTTTAGCTATTGGATGATATGTAGCTTTTACCAGTTGCAATAGCAGTTGTATAAGATGTTTTATCATCTGAACTACCAGCTACATCTGGAGTATCGTCATCTTCATCAACAGGTGCATAGGCTAAGACTAGTTCTATGTGGTCTACGTTTCTTTGTACCATATCGTTGATTTCTGATTGCTCCATGCCTTCAACATCCCAAGTTCCACCGTTTACACCGTTAATAAGTGTTACGCTATCTGTTGCTGCTGTTAAGACTTCGCTTACTGTTTGTGCCATATTATTCTCCTTGTTATCCTTCTAGGGTTTCTATTCTTGATTTTAAATCGTCTATTATTGTTTGTTGTTCTTGTATAGCTTTTACTAGTATTGGTATAAATTTACTGTACTGTAATCCCATTTGTTTACCATCACTTGTATGGCTAGAGATTAAATTAGTTTTATTATCTTTATTATATCCTGCTGCTATTTCTAGTGCTTCTACCTCTTGAGCTTTAAAACCTATATCTAACCAATTTTCTTTATGAGTTCCATCAGGTGTTTGTGCATTTAAATCATAATCATCTGCATATTTATTGCCATACTTAGAACGCTTATCCCATTTATAAGTAACAGGAGACAAGGCTTTTACAAAATCTAAACCTAAATCTAAAGCTGTGAAATCTGTTTTATCTCTTTGGTCAGAGGCTACTGTCCAATCTACTTGGATGTTAGCTGCACTTATGTTTTCATCACCTAAACAAATTTCATTAGATTCATTGTTGATATTACCACCAGGACTACCTGATATTCCAGAGTCATGTCCCAGTAACAGATTATTAGAACCTGTAGAAACATTAGACCCTGCGTATGAACCAACAGTTGTGTTATCTGAACCACTTACATTACCACCACCCATAGCAAAATTACCAACAGCTGTGTTTGAAGTACCTGAACCCGATATACCTAAAGCATGAACACCAACAGCAGTGTTGTTATTACCATCTTGAAGATTATCTAAAGCATTTACACCCACTGCGGTATTAGAATCTCCAGTAATGTTATCCAACAAAGCATTTTTTCCAACTGCTGTGTTATCAGTTCCTGTAGTGTTTGTTGTTAAGGCTGAATAACCAACTGCTGTGTTGTTAGAAGCTGTTGTATTTGCTAATAAAGTATAAGTACCTATGGCTGTATTATAATTGCCCGTTGTGTTTGCATAAGCCGCCTGTCTCCCAAAGAAAGCATTATCTAAGCCTGTTGTGTTTGAAGCCCCTGAAAGTTGACCCACGCTAGTGTTTTGTGCACCTGTAGTGTTTGCTAATAAAGAAAAATAACCAACAGCTGTATTGTTATCTGCTGTAGTGTTTGACTCTAAAGCACTTGTACCTAAAGCCGTATTGTTACCACCTGTTGTGTTTGAAAACAGACCACGTCTGCCAACTGCTGTGTTGTTAGATGCGGTTGTATTAGCACTTAGAGCACTTCTACCTATAGCAGTATTTTTAATACCTGTAGTATTAGCATCTAAAGAGACATCTCCAACTGCGGTATTTTCACTACCTGTAGTGTTTGCGAGTAAAGAGGCGTAACCAACGGCGGTGTTGTTAGCACCTGTAGTATTGTCTGTAAGTGCTATGTAACCAAATGCGGTATTGTTACTTGCTGTTGTATTTTTACCCAATGCAGCATGACCTGTGGCTGTATTTTGACCACCAGTTGTATTAGCATCTAAGGTGCTTCTACCTATTGCTGTATTTGAAGAACCTTCAGTATTTGCTGTTAAGGCATTACTACCAATAGATGTATTGTAATTACCACTTGTTAAGCTATCTAAAGATGTATCACCCAAAGCTACGTTACCTGTACCAGTTGGATAATCACCATCAAGTTTAATTGTTCCACCATCTACTGAGATGTTACCATTTACGGTTAAACCTGTAAGAGTACCAACGCTTGTTATGTTGGTTTGAGCTGCTGTTAAAACTGATCCAGTTAAGTCACCAGTTACATCTCCAGTAATAGATGTATTAGCTGTAAGGGTTGTGAATGTACCTGCTGCTGCTGTAGTACCACCAATGACAGAGCTATCTATTACTGCTCCGTCTAGGTTCATAGCTACTGAAGTACCAGTAGCACTAAATAATCCGTCTACTGTATCAAGGTCAGCGTTTAGCTTTGTACCCCAAGTATCAGTAGATGCTCCTACTTCTGGTTT